GCGGCGCCGCGCGCGCCCCGCGAGGCGAGGGAGGATTCCCCCTAACCTTGACGAGCAGTCAATAACAACAGAGGAAGACACTATGTTACTCGCAAAACAGGCTTTATTTCCAGCCACTAAAAAACATTTTTCATTATTCAACAACCCATTCACCGACGAAGTGCGGTCGGCAGAAGAAGTATTTTCTTCGCCGGATGTGCGTTATGTGCGTGAAGCGTTGTTCCAAACCGCACGTTTCGGCGGGTTTATGGCGGTGGTCGGTGAAAGCGGTGCCGGCAAATCCACACTACGCCGTGATTTGATTGAGCGCATTAACCACGACGGTTTGCCGGTGATTGTGATTGAGCCGTATATCATCGCCATGGAGGACAACGACCTCAAAGGCAAAACCTTAAAAGCGGCACATATTGCAGAAAGCATTATTAACACTCTCGCCCCGTTGGAAAGCGTGAAACGCTCACCGGAAGCGCGTTTCCGCCAGTTGCACCGCGTATTAAAAGAGAGCGCCCGCGCCGGCAATCAGCATATTTTAATTATTGAGGAAGCGCACAGCCTGCCTGTACCGACCTTAAAACATTTGAAACGCTTTTTTGAGCTGGAAGACGGGTTTAAGAAATTGCTTTCTATTGTGTTAATCGGTCAGCCGGAGCTTAAACAAAAACTCTCCGAACGTAACTTTGAAGTGCGCGAAGTGGTGCAACGGTGCGAAATTGTCGAGTTGGCACCGTTGGATAATTGCCTCGAAGAATACGTGGCGTGGCGCTTGAAAGCGGTGGGTCGCAAAACCGCCGATATTTTCGAGCGTGACGCGTTGGATGCGTTACGCAACCGCTTAGTGATGACTAATAGCCGGGCAAAAACCCAACACAGCCTGTTATATCCACTCGCGGTGGGCAACCTTATCACCGGCGCGATGAATCTTGCCGCCGAACTGGGTGCGCCGTTAGTCAGCGCCGATGTCATCAAAGGGGTTTGAGATGACCGCAAAACCGAACAAAGCACCTAAAACGAAAGCCAAGGTGCAAAAGCCGTTAAGTTTGGCCACGATGCACGCTTTAAGCCAGCTTAATTTAGCCGAAAAAGCCGTAATGGAGTGCAACCGAATTGGCTTAGTCGTACGCCATGTATTTTTGGCCAGCGTGCCGATTATTACCGTACGACACAACGCATTAACCCGACGCTGGATTGCCCGAGGCAAGGCAGAGGTGGTAATGCAAACCCACGAAGGAGACGACAGCATTGTCTGCACGGCCGAATGCATGATTGCGGGATGCAGAATTATGTTTTCGTTTCTAAAACACGACATCAACATCACTATTCATTAAGGAGTTTTTATATGGCTAAATCAGCTACCCGAGTTAAAGCAACTGCACAAATTTATGTACCGCAAACCCGCGAAGATGCTGCCGGTGATATTAAAACCATCGGTGATTTAAACCGCGAAGTGGCGCGCCTGGAAACGGAGATGAACGACAAGATCGCTGAGATCACCGAAAGCTACAAGGATAAATTTGCACCGCTGCAAGAACGCATTAAAACCCTTTCTAACGGGGTGCAATATTGGAGTGAGGCTAACCGCGACCAAATCACCAATGGCGGCAAAACCAAAACCGCCAATTTGGTGACGGGCGAGGTGTCCTGGCGGGTGCGCAGCCCGAGCGTGAAAGTCACCGGGGTGGAATCTGTGTTGCAAAACTTACGTATTCACGGGCTTGAGCGCTTTATCCGGGTGAAAGAAGAAATCAACAAGGAAGCCATTCTCAACGAGAAAAGCGCGGTCGCCGGCATTGCGGGCATTAAATTGATTAGCGGCGTGGAAGACTTTGTGATCACCCCATTTGAACAGGAAGCGGCTTAATGCTTACAGACCCATTGACGTATCTTATCATCGGCACCATCTTTACCGTGATTTTCGGCTTGTTGGATAAGGCAGGATATTGAGATGAACGAGATGTTACAAACCCTTTTATTGTTTTACCTGGCCTTTTCATTAATTCTTATTGTTATGATTAGCCGCTTTTGGTAAAGCCCTCCAAGCCCGCCCCGTGCGGGCTTATTTTTAGCCCTTTTCTTTCTTTACTTTCCCTTTACAAAAAAATCCAAGATAAAATAAAAATGTACTTGAAAGTACATTTTTATGTACTATAATACTTCAAAGCTTAGCAAAACGTTTTATAAACATTTTAGCAAATAACCATAACAAAACCGAGAGGAAACATGAGCGACGAAAGACGAGAAATGTATCGCAAGTTAAGCAACGATGCCACCCTATGGGAACGGGCAGGCGAATATGCCCGCGCTTACAGCGGCTGGTTAAAGGCTTGCCTTGCCACCAACAAATCAGACGAACACAACTGGTGCTGCGCACGCGCTGAACACTGCAAAAAAATGGCAAAAACCCAACACTAGGAGGACAACATGCCGAAATATGTAACACGCCTTTATTGCATGGTTGAAGTCACCGTGGAGGCGGAATCTATAAGTGAAGCGTTAAATAAACTCGATTTAAACGAGATTGATGTTAACGCCATGCCGCACACGATTACCGAAATTGATGATGTGATTGAAACGGAGGAGATCTGATATGTGGACACCTGATAAATATGAAGCAAAACGCGCGAAAAATATGCTGAACGTTTGGCAACTAAATAATTATGAGCGCAATGTAATGTCATCCATCGTCCATGCTCATCAAATTAATGGATGTTTAGATAACATAGACCGCGAAACCTTACTAGCACTGGAAGGTAAATATAGAGATGAATTAGCGAAATATTTAAAAGCGAGCGACGAAAAGGACAGTATTACCAGGCAACTAGCGAACATAATGGAACAGATTGAGATGGCAAAAGAAATGTGGCTGGACGACAAAGAACAAGAGTGCTTGCTGATGTTACAAACCGCAAGCCGAGAAATGAAACATGTAGCCTGGGAAATTACCCCAGTGTTGGGGCAATAAAGTGAGAATTCAATACAAAACAACATTTTTGGTATCTGCTACTCCTAACCATAAAACAAATAAGGTGGACAGCACAATTGAAGACCTTAATCGCGACAACACACCGGCATTCTGTGCAAAACAAGTAACTGAAGCGATGTTTATGCTTGCCCGGATTGCCTATGTATTAAACCCTTTAATTATATCCGACTTACCTGAGTTTAAAGACGGATATAGCACTAAATTAAAATTCGAATTTATTAACGAAGATGTCACCGACAAAGAAATAAAAGTAAGGGCTAATTCAAACAATATGGCCGGCGCTTTACTTCTCCGCTCATTATTAGAAATTCGTAATAAAAACCCGGAAGCCATAGAGGCTTTTGGATTTAGCATAATTTAATCAACCAACAAAAATAGGAAAAACTATGAAAAAACTTACTTTAATCGCTTTCTCCGTGGCTTTGGCAATCAATGCACACGCAAGCATTAATCTTGACACAGGGGCAGCCGCTACCGGTGACCAATCTGTTGCGATTGGCACTTATGCAAAAGCCAAAGGCAACCAATCCACCGCAATCGGTAACTATACCTTAGCTAATGATTATCGTAACGTTGCCATTGGCGACCATGCCCAAACCCGAGGCCAAACTACGGTCGCTATCACGGGCACTGCTAACGGTAACGCGTCCGTAAGCATACTCGGCACGGTTGTAGGGGATTTATCCACGGCAATCGGAAACACTGCAACAGTGCGCGCTAACTACGGTACGGCGATTGGCGTGCAATCTAAAGTAACCGCTGACACAGGCACCGCAGTGGGCGACGGCGCAAACGTTAGCGGATACAGCGCCACAGCGGTTGGCACATTAGCCAACGCAAAAGGCATTAAAAGTGCGGCATTAGGTCGTGATGCACTAAGCGAAGGCAATAACTCTATCGCTATCGGCACTAAATCCAAAGCCACCGCGAACGAATCAAGCGCCGTCGGTGAGCGCGCAGAAGCTACCGCTCAAAATGCCTCAGCCTTTGGTTCTGACACTAAGGCTAGCGGCGTGAGTTCTTTAGCTGTAGGGACAGGCTCACGTGCCACAGCCGACACAGCGGTTGCATTAGGTAACGATTCCGCCACCACCGCAAAAAGTGCGGTCGCATTAGGCGGTAGCGCACAGGCAGACCATACTTTCGGCGTGGCATTGGGTGACAGTTCAAAAACGCAAGGGGCAAAATTGGTTAAAAGTGCGGTTGTAAATGGCGTTAATTATGGCGAATTTGCCGGTAGTGAGCCGACAGCGGTGGTTTCCGTCGGTGATGACAAGTTAAAACGTCAGATTGTTAATGTTGCCGCGGGTGAGGTCAGCAAAACCTCCACGGACGCTGTCAACGGCAGTCAGCTTTATGCGGTTGCGGGTCAGGTTTCTGCCAACTTACACCAAATTCAAGCCAACGGTGACCAAATTAATGCCAACGCGCGCCAAATTCAAACCAACAATAGCCAAATTAACGCCAACGCGCGCCAAATTCAGGCCAACAACAACCAAATTGCGACCAACCGCGCGAACATTAACAAATTAAGTGCGGGCTTGGCGGACACAAACAAACGCATTGACCGCGTCGCCGGTGATGTTGCTAAAAATCGCAAGCGTGCCAGCGCTGGCACTGCTTCCGTGCTCGCCGTTGCGAATATTCCACACGCGACACACGGCGGTTATAGCGCGCTCGGCGTTGGGGTTGGCGGTCACGCAGGTCAGCAAGCTATTGCTATTCGTTATTCAAAAATGACGGATAACACAAAATGGATCGTAAGCGCGTCAGTTGCGGTTAATACGCAAGATGAGGTGTCTTTTGGTGCGGGTTTGACGAGACAGTGGTAGCAAAATGGCAGATAAAATCTACGAATTCCGAAATGTAACAGATATTCTGGAGCTTACAGACGAGCAATTTGAACGATTTCTAGAGGATTTTAAAATTTGGTTCAAATTTCAAAAAGAAGCGCGAAAAAAATTGGCTTATTTAAACAAATTAGGATTCGTCAATGTTCGTTTGTCTGACGTTATTCGGTGGAATGATGACCATCAAACAGGAATTACTCGTTTTAATGGTGAAGTAAACATTAACAACCACGAAGTTTATGAAGTAATCATTAATAAATCAGGAGCATAAAATGAAAAAATATTTTGCTTATGATGCGTTAGAACGTGAGTTCACAACTCATGAAACTCTAGAAGAAGCTAAATCACAAGCGCAAGACTATGTCGACCAGACATTTGACTTTGGCGCCGATGATGGTTTCAGTGATGACCTTGAAGACGGTATAAAAGAAACGTGTTTTGGGGTTGTGTTAGGCGGTTTTGATTTACCGACTAGACCTCTCACCAAAGAGGAGGAGGATATTTACGGTGATCAATACACTCATATGGTAGAAAATCCGGTATTTTTTGAATATCCACGGAATGGATGGATTAAGTGTTCTGACGCCCACCCGGGGGACGACCGCTATGTCATTTGTTTTTTACCTGATAAAAATAATCCTGAAAATTGGGACATATTCTGCGCATCTTATGACACAGAAATGGATGTTTGGTTCACAGAAAATGATGTTGTTTATAAAAGAGGGACAATAACGCACTGGAAAGAACTACCGCAACCGCCTTCAGAATAGCCTTTATTCTTGAAAGCTAACTTGAAAGCTAACTTGAAAGCTAACTTAAAAGCTAACATATCATTCAGCCTTCTCGCGAGAGAAGGCTTAGTCATATGACGGAGAGGACAAAAAATGGACCAAAAAGAAGCGCGAAGAAAGCAATTAATTCAGCTTATACACATTGGGAAAAGTAAGTTACAGATGGATAAAGAGGTGTATCGCCTTTTTCTTGTTAATACGGTGGGTAAAGATAGCTGCACGCAAATGAATTTGATTGAGTTAAATAAGGTCGTAGATGCCATGAAAAAACGCGGTTTTCAGGTTTCCGGAGGGCGTTTTAAAGATGGTAAACGCAAGTCGCCGCCAAGTTCCGCCCCAGTGAGTAGCAATATCGTTAAAAAGATCCGCGCGAAATGGATCGAAATGGCGGACGCCGGCATTATCCGCGACCGCAGTGAGGACGGTTTGAATGCGTTCGTTAAAAATATCGCTAAAAATGCACAAGGTGAGCCGATTCCGTTTGTGAACTGGCTCAACAATGAACAGGCGTCGATTGTATTAGAACGCCTTAAACAGTGGCAAAAACGAATGATTAAGGGGTAATTTATGAAAACGTCACTAATGGAAATAAGACGACACGAACTATTAGAAGAAATTGAGTCGTTGGTGATTGCGCTATGTAAAAATTACCGCTTAGGGCAGGATGTTTGTGAGCAGATTGGCGTCAGCGTTGCCAACTGTTTGTGTGAACAATTTGCCGGCCAAGTCATATCGTTTCCTAAAGATTATGTTTATAAAATTGCGCAACGCGACCTCGAAATTTATAATAGCTTTAATGGTAGAAATTGGGGCGAACTTGGACGTCGTTATAATCTTACCGAGAATGCTTTGCGAAAGATTGTTAAGCGTGTGCAGGATAGGATAATTAAAGAGAAGCAACCTGACATGTTCATATAAAATAACGGCTCTACTGATCTAATTTTGTAGAGCCTTTTTATTGTTTATTTTTATGATTATTCTTTTTCACATACTGTAACGGCTTTTCAATTTATCCATCCCACTTCTTCAAGGATTATCCCCCTAAGTCCCATTTATGTCGCTTAGACTATATTATTTATATCACTGTGGATCAACATTATGGTATGGCATAAATTCAACGGCTTATGATCGTGCTCATAATTTTTATAATTCTTTTTGAATTTGTGATCAACCTCACGCTATCTCTATGACAACTATCATAGTTTTTTGAATTTTGGTGTATTACTCTAACGGCGTATCTAATAATAAAGGGGATAATAATATGTTAGTTACGATCGTTTCTTTCTTACTGGTCACAGGGCTTGTGGCGTACATCTCTTGGTTAAAAACAAAGGGAGATGACCTTAGCACCTCCAAGGGGTATTTTTTAGCAGGACGCGGATTAAGCGGTTTGGTCATCGGTTGTTCCATGGTGTTGACCTCGCTTTCTACGGAACAATTAATCGGCGTGAATGCCGTATCTTATAAAGGCAATTTTTCCATTATTGCGTGGACCGTACCGACGGTGATTCCGCTTTGTTTCCTGGCGATTTATATGTTGCCGAAATATTTGCGTAACGGTTATACCACGGTGCCCGAATTTTTTGAAAGCCGTTTCGACCGTCAGACACGTTTGATCATGTCCACGCTTTTTTTAATCTTCTATCTTTTAATCGTCATTCCGACCGCACTTTATACCGGTGCCATTGCGTTTAATAAAATCTTCAATTTGGAAACCGCATTCGGCTTGAGCTACGGTGCAGCAATTACCTATACGGTGATTGCCATTGGTGTAGTTGGCGCGATTTATGCTATTTTCGGCGGTTTAAAAGCGGTTGCGGTGTCCGATACGATTAATGCGGTGATTTTGGTTGTCGGCGCGTTGCTGGTGCCATTCTTTGCATTGATGTATTTAGGCGAAGGCAGTTTTACTGCGGGTTTAAATACCATCACGACGAGCCACATTGAAAAATGGAATGCCATAGGGAGTGAAACCGATGCCACACCTTGGCCGACCATTTTCACGGGTATTATGGTAGTACACTTCTTCTACTGGACAACTAACCAAGCCATCGTTCAGCGTTGTTTGGGGGCGAAAGATTTAAAATCCGGTCAAAAAGGGATTTTAATTGCGGCATTATTTTTATTGACCTTACCGATCATCTTAAACTTACCGGGCTTATTAAGTTTCCATATTTTGGGTGATAGCGTGAACCCGATAGACGCCTCTTATCCATTGTTGGTAAATAAAGTCTTGCCGACCTGGTTGCAAGGTTTTTTCATTGCGGCGTTGTTCGGGGCAATTTTGAGTACTTTCAACTCCTTCTTAAATTCTGCGGCGACCATTTATTGTAAAGACTTACTGCCTTCTATCAGTAAAAAAGAGCGGTCAGAACAAGAGCTCATTGTATATGCGAAAAAAGTCTCCACCATTATGGCGATTGTGACTATGGTTTTCGCACCGTTATTGATGTTCGGCACAGATGGTATTTTCTTGATCACCAAACGTTTTGCCGGTTTCGTGAACATTCCGATTGTGGCTTTATTCGCGGTGGGGATGTTTAACAAAACCGTTTCCGGCAAAGCTGCACGTATCGCCTTACTCGCTCACGTTATTCTGTATTTCTGCATTGTTTGGGTCTTCAATGTTAAAATTAACTTCGTGTATGTTATGGGGGGCTTGTTTGTATTTGATGTCGTATTGATGCTTTTCTTAGGTCAATTCTTACGTCGCGAGCCTTACGTAGAAAACAAAGAAAACTTGGGCAACGTGGATTTAACCAACTGGAAATATTTGAAAGTCACCAGCGTGTCTTTAATCTTAGGTTTGCTTGCTCTTTATGCTTTCCTTTCACCAATCGGCATGGCTTCCGAAAGCGGTAATCCGTTAATGGTGTTAGGTGTGTGGGCAGTATTGCAAATTATCGTGTTGTTGGTTGTACGGAATAAAGAGGCTAAATAATGAACATTATCTATATTCTATTGGATCAGGTTCGTAAAGATATGATTGGTGCTTACGGGCACCAAATCGTCAAAACCCCAAACTTAGATCGCTTAGCGAAAGACGGCGTTCGTTTTAATAACGCCTTCACGCCTGCATCGGTTTGTGGGCCGGCACGTACGTCTTTATTTACGGGTTTAATGCCGTCTTCCCACGGCATTATTCGTAACGGTGAAAAAGGCGGAACCGGCGAGGTGAGCCGGGAAGCGCCGAACATCGGCAAACAGAGCGGGAAAAACACTTATGT